CCTTGTATAATATTTATTGATGAAATTGATGCTTTGGGAAGAAAAAGAACAACAGATAGTGATAGTTCATCATCAGAACGAGATAGTACATTAAATTCCCTTCTAGTAGAGTTAGATGGGTTTAAAGATTCTTCAGGTATATTTATAATCGCAGCCACCAACCGAATAGATTTATTAGATTCCGCATTAATCCGCCCTGGAAGAATAGATAAAAAAATATATATTGGGTTACCTGACGCAACTACAAGAGAAGCCATTCTTAACATTCATATTAAAAGAAAACCATATGATAATACAATAATTCCAAAAGACTTGGTAGAGATAACTGAAGGATTTTCAGGTGCCCAAATAGAAAATTTACTGAATGAAGCAATGTTAAACGCGTTAAGATATAACAATACGAAATTTAGTTATACTGATTTTGATTTGGTTTTAAATAAAATGATTGCTGGATGGCAACCAAATCAGCACGAATTTACGTCAAATATTATAGACCGCATAGCTATACACGAAATGGGACATGCTGTCGTGGGAATACTTTCAAAGCATCATTCTAAAGTAACAAAAGTGGTAATTAACTTATCTTCACCAAAAAGTCCAGGCTATACGGTATTTGAGGGTTCTACAAGTAATATTTATATTAGAGAAGCATTATTCGAACATTTAATGATTTTATTGGCTGGAAGAATTGCCGAAGAACTCTTTTATGGTGTATCTGTTACAACAGGAGCAATAAATGATTTTGAGGAAGCATTAATATTAGCAGAAAAAATGATAAAATATTATGGTATGGGTGAAAATATAATATATCCCAGTTTAAGCGAAAAATATAAGGAAACTATAGATAATGAAGTATTAAAATTAATAAACCAATCATATGAATGTGCTCAATTTATTATAACAGAAAGTAAAGATTTAATATATGAAACATCAGAAATTTTAAAAGTTGATAAAATATTAAAAGCAGATATGATAAATAGATTAATTCGCCTAAAATATAGTCATTTGTTAGAAATGAAACAATGTTTTGAATAATTTTTTTTGAATATTTTTTTTTGAATATTTTTTTTGAATAAATTTATATTACGTTATAAAAAATATAATATAAATTAAAAAATTGGAAGAGTATTACTTTAAATATCTAAACTGATAGTATTACTTGATGACTTTTGTCGTCTTTTACTTTTTTTGGGTAAGTTACCATCTCCTTGAAGTTCCTTTAAATCATTTATACTAATAGTGCTATTGTCGTTTACTTGTTGAGGAGAAGGACTAGGATTTTGAATATTTATAGTTTTTGTTTTTAATTTATTTAAAATATCTGATATATCGGATGGTCCTTTCATATCTGATAGGTCAGATGGTCCTTTCATATCTGGACGCATAGTTCTGCTAGATTTTTCCTGTCCACCTGCTCGTTCATAACTTTCTCTAAAATTAATTCCATCATCCATAAAATTGCTGCGGCTCATATTTAAATCAGGACGATTCGCATAATTATTATTTCCAGGACGTGTTAATGGTGTTGGAATAGCATTTGGACCTTGTGTTGCCATAGGTGGAGGTGGTCCCATACCATATTGTGGTGAAGGATCAGAATTAATTATATTATTCATAAATCCTGAAAAACCAGGACTATTTTGAGACATAGTATTTACGGCTGCTGTTTGAAATGAACGCATTAAATCTGGGTTTTGTCTCAATATATCGTCCATTCCTGGCATCGCACTCTTAAACATAGTATTTGTCATATGGACCATCATAGCACTACCTCCCAATTGAAATAATAGTTTTAATTCTGGAGCCATAGATGCCTTAGATTTATATTTGTCATATAATTCACTAAATATATCATCATAATCATTTATATTTTCATTTACTTGTTCGCTCCATCCATCTAGTTTAATATCAAATGGGTCAAATTTACTATTTAAAAATTCAATTCCATTAATACATGCCATTAACATATTTCCTTGGAATTTAACAGAATTTTGTCGTGATTTTTCTTCCATAATCGTTTCATATTCTCCTTGCATTTCTTGGAGTGGAGAATCCATAGTATATTTTTTTGATAGTTCTACTCCTTTTTTCTCTAATGCTTCCAATTTTCTTAAATACTTAAATTTTTCTTTCAATAGTTCTTCCTTAGATAACTGAGGCTGAGAAGAAATATGCTTATCTGGATTAAGGGGAATATTATTAAATTTGGCGTATCCATCCCACGTTTTTGTTTCTCCCATAGTTTCGGCAGTTGATTGACCTATAGTATTGACATTTTCATTAAATCTAACAGATTGCTTATCTTCAAAAGATACACTTGGATTATTAAAAAAATCAGATTTTGGTTTAAATGAATTGTCATCAAAATTGTCCCCTACAAGATCATTGAGTTCATTTTCTAAATTATTTAAGTCTTCTAAATCAATATCACTTTTAGGCTTAGAATTTTCTTTAACTTTATCATTCATTAAAAGTTCTAGGCCTCCACCAAAGTTAGTTGATTTCATTGATGGTCCATTATTCCAATTTTCATCGCCAAAATTGACTTCAGAAATTTCAATCATATCCGTCATTATTATTCATTAAATAGAACATTTAATTTTAAGTATTACGAATTAAAATATATATATTTTTTTATTATAATTTATTTTCATTAATAAACCACAAACCTTGTAAAAAACAATCCGACAAATCATCTTTCTTGTTATGTGAGTTAAAATAATTCAATTGATTTTCAAATCTATGGTCTGTTGTAATAATTTCTAAACATTTTGAGATTCCTAATTTTTTTCTATCACTATATTTTGTTTTATCTTTAATATCACAATCTTTTAATTTATTTGAAGCGGATATGAATTCAATATTTTCTACTACAACATCACACATTATAAAATATTGAACGATCATTCCTTGTATAGTTTTCATACGATTCGCAATAGGACTAATTTGATTTTCAATTATAACATAGTCGATAAAATCTTCGCCAAAAAAAATTTCATTAAACTTATCTTTAATATTTGCTCCAATAGTAATTAAATCAACTTTAGATGCATTAATAGTTTTAATTTCTTGAAAATAATTGTTATGTATATATTCATTTATAACATTTACTAAATCTATTTTTTTTATTGGTTTTTCGTATTTAATATTATTTTTATCTGCTATTTCAAATAATTTTTGTATTTTTTGTTTATTTATAAAAGATGATTTTAACTCGGGTGTAGGTATTTGAAAATTTTGTTTTTTTGAATGTTTTAAACAAAAGCATTCATTGTTTTTTTTAAATTTGGCAGGTTTATTACATAAAATATTTTTATCTGTAAAACAACATTTCATTACTTCACTTTCTGAAACATTAATTACATCCCATTTTGTTATTTGAAAGTTGTTGGAGTCTGTCGGTTTTTCAAAAAAACAAATAGCCAAATTTTTTATTCCAACATCTATACTAAGAACTTTCATATATAAATAATTTATAAATTGTTATTAAATTATTTATAATTTTATTTAATGTTTTTTTATTTAATGTTTTTTTGTATGTTTTTTCATATGTTTTTTATGCTTTTTTGTATGTTTCTTTGCATGTTTTATTTTTTTTGTTTTATTTTTATTATGTTTTCTTTTTCTATGTCTTGTTCTTTTTCCACCACTTTGTTTTTCTTCTTCTTCTTCTTCATCGCTTGAATCATAAATTCTTGGAAGTGGGTCATTATCAGGAAGCTTTGGAATTTTTACGTTAGAACGTTGTTCATATACTGGTTCTTCTTCATAAACATTTTTTCTTTTAATATGACAAATAGAAGGCATTTTTTCTACATCTTCTTCAAAAGCTTTAGAAAGATCATCATAATTTTTTATATTTTGTAAAAGACTATTAATTTGTGATTCCATGCTATTTAGTGTACCTACTAGGCGTTCTATATCTTCATCAGTTAAAGCAGGAACAACTATATCTTCTTCATCATCTTGTGAAGATGCGGGGGATGGTTCAGGTGTATTTTCTCTACTTGAGCTTACAATTGAATCCACAACATTATTAACTTCATTTTGAGGTAAATTTTCTATTGTTAGTTGGTTATATTCCTCATCTTGAAAAAATCCTGATTTTATAAGTAAATCAAATAACATAACAGATACAGAATCTATAACACCATAATATCCGATCCGTTGTATTTGTGTTCTTATTATGTTAGGTAAATCTGTAGTTACCGCAAGTGTTCCTATTGCCCCAGTGGCCGCAGAGCCTAAAGCGATAGCTGCTGTAGGATTTTTTGAACAAACATTTGAAATAGCTTGTGCTGCCGACCATAAGCTACCTGCAATAAACGATGTTGCACTTGTTACTTGTGACGTAGCTGTTGAAATAACACTTGCTGTTAATGTCAATGATGATAAAACAAATTGTAAAGATGAAGCAAAAATAGTAATAGCCAAGTCAGTCATCTGTGCTAATTCATCTCTACCCATAGCACCTCCTAGTACTTCAAAAATAGCATTTGCTATTACAATATTAGTAACAGCTTGTCCTGTACGAATAGAATTTTCAAATATGGTTGTTACAATTTGTTTAACTTTGTCATATGATATTTTTATCGGTGCTCCTCCACGCATTCCATGTCTTTTTTTATGACCTTTTTTTCCTTTTTTTAAATATTTTTTTGTTGCCATTATATATTTAAAATAGATAATTTTCTAAATGTAATTTATTTTTGAAAATTAATTGGATTTATAGATGGAGACACTAATCTTGAATTTAATTGTTCTCGTGTTAAATAAGGATTTTTTAAATCACTATTACAATACCCAAATCCAGGTGTGCTTGTATCAAATACATTTTTAAACTTATGTGGAACATTACTTGAAGGGGTAGCATTAGTATGTATATGTGGATTAAGGCCCAAATCATAACAAGCTTCTAAAGAGTTGTATTTCATTATTTTAAGTCCATTATCTTGCATGTATTTTCTATAATTCCAATTACTATTGATATTTTCTTGAATTTGTATATGTTTATTTACGACTGCTTCAGGTTGCCAAGAAGCATAATTTCTTCCATCTGCCATTATAGGTGGCAAATTAAAATAAGCATTATTGCATCCAGAATAACAAGTGGCCCAACTCATGTTATATTATTATATTATATAAAATATTATAAAATATTATAAAATATCAGCTAAACTATTACTCAATTCCAAGCATTTTAAGTATTTCAGGTTTTTTTAATTTTGAAGGTTCAGTAGATAATCCTTTTTCCAATACAATATTTCTAAGTTTATTGATTGACATTTTTTTATAATCAGTTTCTTCAATATTTTTGTGTTCTTCTATAGTTTTGTGTTCTTCTATAGTTTTATGTTCTCCAATGTTTTTTGTTTCTTCAATAAAGTTTATATTTATCGTTTTTAGATCTAAATTGAATGAATTTTTAAAATTATCTTCTGTGTTGGTTATTTTTTCTGTTACTTGAATAGCATCTTCTGTGTGTTGTATATTTTCACCATCTAAATCATCTAAATCATCTATTTCATCTAAATCATCTCCAATAGTAGAGTTGTTTAAATTTTCTAAATCATTAATTTCGCTCATTTCATCAATATCATTTAAATTACTATTTTGTGTTTCATTGTTTATTCTGCTAAACAAATTATCTAATTTTAATATTTTTACTCCATCATTGTTGTCTTTTTTATTACTATTATCGTCACTACTATCCTCCTCGTCATCGTTATCTTCATCATCATTTATATCATCATCCTCATCATTGATGTCTTCACCATTTGTATCTTCATCTTTATCTTCATCTTCAT